GTAGTCTTTAGCCTTCCAAGTACCGTTGGCATCGTACTCACCAAAGTCATCAGCATCTAATGCTTGACCGTCTATGAAGTTTACTTCTGTTAGGTAGCCGTCAAGGTAGTTAGTTAAAATACCAGTACCAATGTAATGAGGACTGCTGTTGTTTATAAAGTTGGTTGTTGCGTTCAGTGATGGATAAGTAGTACCAGCTAATGTCTGTTGAACTCCATTGACATATAACTTGGCACGATCAGAACTCACAGCTTGTGTTGAGTCAAACGTAACCGTAATCATGTACCATGCGCTTGGATCACGAAACAATGCGTTTGTGCTGATATTAAACACAAAAGAACCGTTGTATGAAAATGCACGAAGACTATCAGTATTGAACTCAATCGCATCAACAGCAGTACCACTATTTGTACCAGCAGAAAACAGATACCTACGTTGCCCTACGTTTGATGGTTTTAACCAACTATTCCAAGTCCAAGTCCTTCTGTTGCCTGCACTTGCAGGTGTTCTACTTAAATAAGCAGACGCAGAACTACGCAGTCTCAGACTATCTGTGATCTCATAGTCATCACCAGATGCACCAAAGCCAACAGGCAATAAACTCATGCAAAGCTCCTGCTTACTGACACATAAGCGTTTGTTCCGTTATCAAAGTAACTTAACGTGTAAGTGCCTGCGACTGATATTGCTGTTAAGTCAGCAGCGTTAATCTTGGTTGTAGCTGCAGCAGCAATAGCGTGACCACCAGAGTTGTCTAGTAAAACAAACCCACTTTGACCTGCTGCTGATCCGTGGTTTGTAAATGTTAATGTGCCACCACCAGTTGGTGTGCAACTGAAGTTATTGGTAACGTCTAGGTCAAACGATAGATCGTTGTCAGCCGTCACTGTGCCTCTGAACGGTGCTGTAAGTGTGTCTGCTGTATCAGCTTTCAGTATATCCGCGTCAAATGCCTCTACATCAGAACCAATGGCTAACCCAAGGGCTGTCCTAGCGTCCGAGGCATTAGATGATCCTGTACCACCGTGAGACACGGCTAAATCATTTGTTAGTGTTAAGGTTGCAATAGTCACCGCATTAGGTAAACCTACGGTCAACGTTTGACCACTAGCGGCTGTTTCTATTTCGTTAGCAGTCCCCGCAACGGTAAATGTCTGGCTATCTAAATCTACAGCGCCTGTTCCACTGTCCCCTGCAAAATCTAAATCTTCTCCAGTAATTTGAGTATCTACATACGCCTTAATAGATTGTTGCGTAGCCAACGCAGTAGCACTATCGGAAGACATATTATCTTCATCAAGAATTGCTGTAACTGAGACAGAACCGAGACGAAGGCTATCAAAATAAGCATTGTTAAACACATTAGCGGCAACAGCACCAGTGCCGCCGCCATCGAAATAAACCACTGCAGTGGTTCCGGCAGGGACCTCGTAATCGTTTGACGCATTATACGTTCCTTGAAAAACTAAAATGCTTCGGCTTCCAGATAAACTATTTCTTATGTAAATAATTTTTTCAGCATCGTTAGGAGTAAGTTGAACAAAAGCGGTGCCGCCTAAGTCCCCTCCATCAGCAAAAATAATTAGACGGTTTCTACCATTAGAGGTAGCTCCGTTATTAATAGGTAAAAGATTAGGCGATCCAGAAGATCCGGTAGCGGCTAATGTAATGGATACTTGTCCATCTAAAGACGTGTCTAAAAGACTTAAATTGGTATTTGTAGTATCACCCCAGGTTCCCGATTGTTCCCCGGTGGCTATAAGTTCAATACCGTTATTAGTAGTATATGTACTGGGCATTTTTTACACCTTATGCGGCTATTTTTTCCCAATTAGGGGATTGAGACGGTTGTACCGTACTATAACTTGGATTTTGGTTTGGTACAATATTTCCCCAAACCAAGACGTTCCCCACAGAGGCAGTAGCGGATAATCCGGTAACAGTTATTTCTGTACCGCCCCCCGCTGTAACTGAACCTACAACAGACGTGGCGGAAAGTCCTGTTGCAGTGACTACAGACGCGGCATTAACTGTTACTGCTCCAACCGTTGAAGTGGCCGCTAACCCCGTGGTTGGTACATTTGCTTCCGCTACTACCGTTACAGAACCTAAAGCACTTTGTGCTTGAAGACCTGTAACATTCGCGCCAGCGTTAGCTGAAACGGTTACGGAACCTACTGATGCGGTGGAGCCGGGTAGTGCTGCATTTTGACCCCAACCTGCGCTGCCCCAAGCAGTAGCTGAATTGTTCCAGCCAATGAAAGAGACAACAGCGTTAGCCATTACGCAATCCTTATTATGGCATTACTTGCATCGGCTGTTGGGAAAACTACAGTAAAATCTCCTGTAGTAGAAGTTTTATCCGAACCAAAATCAAGAACAATAACCGCTGGATTGGTTAAAGAAATTGAAGTTGTGTTTGGAGTGCTATTATAAATTAAAGCACCTCTAGCTGTAATACTAGAAGAACTCCATGTTTCGTCTGTGAAATCGGTAAAAGCCGTTGTACCACTGATCGTGGGATCAACATTAGTCAAATTTTGACCCGCTGCCGTGTACCCCGTTCCACTCGTTTCATTACTTGTAGTATATGCTGTTGTAGACGCATTTAAACTAGCAGAAGACGTGTAAAGCGCCATCTTAAACGTGTCTGCTCCGTTTGCGAAGTCATGTGCTCCAAACATCAATTCCTTTTTAAAGGAAGTACACATGAAGTTACCTGAAAAAGCCATGTTAAATTCTCCTTGTTAATTCAGCTAAATCTTGATGTCCTGCATCAGACAAAGCGTTATAAATAGTGGTTCTATCACTTTTAATAGCTTCTCTCATGTAAAAAGATAGGACTTTAATTAAATGTTTCTTAAAAGCTCTTGCTTGGTCCCGTATTACAGGATTTGCCGTATCAGAAATAGATATAATCTTTTCTGCACAACGTTCAGCTACTTCTTCAGGAGTAAAACCACGATTGCTTGTAGTTTTTACATCGACAGTAAAAGTAGGTGTAACATTTAAATCTAATGCAGGAATACTCATTGTTTAGCCCTAATAACCTTACCAACCCTATATTCATCGGTAACTTCTTTAGCTTCACCCAACATTTTCATTCCAACTAAAGCTTCACCAAAACGTTTTTCATACAAAGCTACTAAATCTTGCTCACCTTTCATATAAGTATACGCTTCTAGCAAGCTTCCATAAAGCATGGCTATTTGAGCATTTTCACTTAACCATGTAGTGCCACTGTCGGCTCCCGCTGTTAAACTAGCGGGGCGATAAAAATAGTGTAATTCCACAACTCTTGCTGCATTTGGCGTTGGACCTAGAATAAAATTAGTTAAATCAAAAACCGCATAATATCTAGGGTTTCCTTCGGTAGCTCCGTTTGGGTTAAACGACTGTATAAAGTCAGCATCCTTAAATTCTAAGAATTGATGTTCACTGTTAGCATCAACAAAAGACAACGAGAAAGGAGCTAAAAAATCGCTAGGGGCCGCCAAATATTTATTGGAAGCCGTCATAGTTCCACTCACATTTTTTCTAAATAGGCTAAGTTGAACGTTTTTTAAAATGCGTTCTTCCGCTTGTTGAATAAAAATGGACAGATTATTTACAAACGATGTTTCATCGTTTTCTGTGTAATCTTGAATAGCCGTTTTTAGTTGTGCATATGTAAAACTCATGATGTCGTCACCGTAACCAAACCAACTTGACCAAAACCGGTAGCTGGTCTTAAATTTTCATCTTCAACCGTGGGAACGCCTACATAAACATCCATAGGTTCCGTGCGGTCCGGTCGGGCATTTTGCAAAGCTTGCGGATCGACTACCTTCCTAAAAGGACCTAGTTGTGGATGTTTGGGCTCATATTGATCCGGGCCAACAAGCAAGCCATTCCATTCTTTACGCATTACTTTGTAAGGATACCGTAAACCAGATCTGTCACAAATTGCGTAAGAGTCTTTTCCTGATGCAAACTTAGCCATTATCCGGACCTGTAATAACTAAACTTAGGTGCAACGTTAAAAGAAGCCCTATCTCGATCTTCTTCTGCGGCACGTTGAAACTCTTCTTCATAGATAGCTTTCAGCATCTGTGTTCGTTGTGGGCTCTTTTTTAGAGACAAATAGTAAGCAAGCCCTGCCGCTAAACAAGGATAAAACCGAAAAGGCAAGTCCATTGTGTTAGTAAAGGTATCCGCGTCATCCATTCTGGTTAGCGCATCATAATACACGGTGTAGGTAGTGCTACTGTCCGGAACAGGCCATACCTTTAAATTTGGCGTAAGCTGCCTATCCAAAAAGAATTGATTAGGGCGACCCGAAGTGGTTTTTGTTGGTATGGTAAGATAGTCGTCTCGACTTAAACGTTCTAACGAGTAATCGGTGTTAGACACCCGAATAACCACACCTAACACATCAATTACATCGGTGCCTAAATTATACTCGCCATCGTTTGCAGTTAAGGTTAAAGACCGTTGTGCAATAGTCCATTGATTTAAACCACGATTAGCCCAATCAGCAAGCATAAGATTAAGCGAACGTTTAGCCGTTTTTAGGTCGTAGCCGGTCCGGACTTCTAAGCCACAACGCTCAAAAGCCTCTTCGATGTAATCCGCTACATCTAACTCAAAATCTTTGCTTCCTGAAGTAGTCATGATTTATTTATTTTTTTTATTTTTTTTATTAGGTACTAGTGTATAACCTTGTTCTTTTGCTTGCTTGCGAAGATTCGACAATAATGTTGCTGCTCCTGCTCCTGCTCCTTTTCCTGTTCCTGTGACGGCTCCACCGACTTGCATTTTCTTAACCATTCCACCGCCGCGCATTTTCTTAACCATACCGCCGCCACGCATTTTTTTCTTAGGTGCCATTGCCATTTTGTAATCTCCTGTAAAGTTCTTCTCTACGTTTAAAAATATAAGAAGCATTATACTCCTCATCATAATTATCATAATACCCGTTTTTCTTAATTTTGTGTGCAGACTCCTGCAATTTAGACAGTCTTTGAACAAAAATCATAGCGTAATTTATTTCCGTCAAAGGTTCAAAATCAGCCTCTTCTGAAACTCGGAAGCTTCGTCATAAGGATGAAATCCTACAACCCACATATCTCTGTTTATAAAAAACCCTTTTGAAATTGCAGTGTTTACCTCATCTAAAAAAACATAAAACTTATCCGGGTCTTCGTCAAACGTAAAATCAACCAGTATGGCTAAGTCGTGCGTGTCTGTCCATTGCGACAAAGCCGTGTATAAATCTTGATAGCTGTCTTCGTTTTTAAACAAAAAAGCTACTTTATCATCTAACCAAGCCCCCCTAGCAAAAGGGCATGGCGCTAAATTATTAAAAAATTTATTAGGTTTTTCTAGTATCTTTTCAGACCAAGACCTAATTTCCTCTACAACTGTTTTTTCTACAGGATCTCCTATAAAAAAAGTCATGCTTTTTTAGAAACTGCGCCCGTAGTGTATTTTTTTCGGTCCGACAAAATTTGACCACAACCTATCGCAACCACGCCGCCATTTTGCATCGTTGTTACTTTAGCTTTTTTTGTATTAGATACAACTTGTTTACCTTTAGAGCCTTCTCGTTTCTTTTTACGAGCGGTAGAAGCTCTTTCCGATTTACTCAAACTTTGAGCCTTAGCTTTAGGCAAACACCTGTCTGGGTTTTTTTTGTCCTTGGAAGTCCCGCAAGGACCTGCAATGTTTCCAGAGCTGTCTATACGAACCCACTCTTGGTCTACCCATTCTTTTAGTTTACCCATTACCGACCTTTCCGTTTACCGCCTTTAGATTTTTTAGCGTAATTCGGATCTTTACAATATTTAGAAGCAGCTAAATTGGCATAAGCACTTGGATAAGTGTCAAAAGTTCGTTTAGCCCAAGCTTTACCTTCCGGACAAATTTTACTGCCTTTTGACTTGCTAGATACGGCTCCGCCTTTTCTGTAATAAGTAACTTCGCAAGGAGAAGACTTGGGACCTGTTTTTACTCTAGACCCCATTTTAACCCCACAATCGGTGAACCATTGGCGTAACAATAATTAAAACGACTAAAAACCACAATTTGTTGCTAAGACCTTTTAAATCTTCTTTTTGAGCATCTAAACGTTCCTCAATATTCTTGTACCGAAGCTCACATTTCATTTCGTGATGAGCTAACTTACTTAAAACTTCTTCCGGTGTTAATTTAGTCATTTTAATCACCACGCTTTACACGACCAAAACCGCGCAGAAAATTTATCTTTGGAGGTGTCACACTTGTGACGCGCTCTAAAACTTTTTCTGCGAGCAGGCTGGTCTTTTTTAATCGACATATTTGGGTCGCCAAACCGAACCAGCTTGACTTGGTCACCTTTTTTAGCAAGAACTGCACTTTTTTTCGGTTTACCAGGGGTATTTTTAGGCTTATTAAAACCTGCAAAAGTTTCTCCCCGGTATTTTAACCGTCCTGAAGGAGTTCTAGTTACATTTTTTGTTGTAGCCATAACTCTTTCCCTTAAAATTAATTAAAGAAAGCCGTAAAACTTACCGCAGTACCTGCAGGCAGATCTACATAACAACCCTCTGGAAACACTAAACCTTCGTCCGGAACAAACGGATCTACATAATCTTTAGTGGTGGTAGCCACTTGAATGGAAAAAACAGCCGTTCCAGAAACAGGCGTACTGTTAAAAAAACTAATGTTGCCAACAGTTCCTCCAGTAGTAGCATGCATACCTCTTAACCTAGTTCGTCCGCCAAATATTTTTGCTTGACCACCGGTGGTACCCGCTGCAACACCAACACTCATGTTTGTACCTATAGACCCATCACCTGCCACAGAAGTAACCGTGTCATAAAACTTAGTCGAAGTGACTGTGGTGTTATTAGGCCCTGCAATGTCTTCTGTCTGAGCGTTTCCTGCAATATCCGTTCCCGTAATGGTAACGGTAATTCCAGAAAGATTTCCAGTAGACGTTAAAGTAACTTTTGCAGCTTGATTGGTAGCATGAAATGCGCCAGTTCCCGCCGCTGTTGTAAGCGTAAGCGAAGCTGTACCACTGGTTGTAGCAGCCGCAGCTACCGAAGTGTTACTTGCGGAAAGGCTATTTAAAAACGTTATAGCTCTTACATCAGATCCTGCCATATTAATCTCCTTAAAGTTAAACGGGGGGTATTAAACCCCCGTATGGTCTCCTATTAAGAAGCAACGTCATAACCAGTGATTGTAATAAGCAACCTACCCGCAGTATAGTCCGCATCTGTTGTAGCACCCGCTGTTAAATACAAAAACTGATCAGCAGCAATGTCACCACCCGCAACGAAACTACCCGCAGCTAAGTCCCCTGAGTTAATAATCAAAGTCTCGGTTAGATCAGAAATAGGAGTGTCTTCCACACCTGTTCCTTCGGTAGCCGAATGTAAGTTAATATCCGGATCTCCACCAGCAGGAGTTTCAAGACATTGCATAGTCACACCAAACACGGTGCCTTGGTTTGCTGTGGTAACTTGACCAATATAAGCAACGCCCGAACCGTTTTTACCAATAATGTCCCCAGCAGCGGTTGATCTCAAGCCGGTTAGGTCAATCATAATAGTGGTTTTTACGACGTTAACGTTGGTGTCAGTGTCGCTTTTAAATCTTTCTACTTGCGTTACATAAACAGCCGCAGTGCCTTCAATACCCGCACTTGCAGCAGCTTCTACTGCCATTTTGCTACCGCTAGTAATAGTGATTGCGCCTGTAGTGGCGTTTTTAGAAACGGTCTCAAAACCGTTGAGCGACCGTACTGGTCCGCTAAATGTAGTATTAGCCATATAAGTCTCCTGTCTTGGCAAATGTCAGTCGCACCATTGCAACTGTCAGGTTATGTATAGAATACAAAAATTTTAGGTAAAAAGAAAGGGATAGTTTTACCTATCCCTTTCTCGATCTTACAAAATAAGATTTTGTCTTATTTTACAAAGGGTTATGCACCCGGTGTACCGAAGACACAACGCCAATCAGAAACACCAAAGCTGTAACGCTCTCGTGCCTTGAATCGCATGTTACCGGTATCAAAGTCTCCTTCCATTGCCGTTTTAATTGGCGAACGGTTGAAGTATTTGAAGCCGTTAGGTGCATCAGTCTTAATGAAGAAAGCATCGGTATCCGTTAGGAAGTGGTTTACCACTGCGCCTTCAGGAAGCATTCCCATGCTCTTTGTTGCATTAAGGTCGTTGTCGGCTGATCCGGGACGTAGATTAGAGTTAATAACCCGCTCTGCGATAAATTGCAGTTCTTTAGGGATAATTAACTTTGTACCACGAACAGCGATCTTTAGACCACGCTCATCGGTAAGACCTGCAATGTCAATAAGCATCTGCTCAAGAGAAGTCTCGTTGAGGTCAGCCGCTGTTGACAATAAGTTACGCTGGTTACCAGAAAGGCTTGGGTGAGCTGCGGAACAAAGAGCTGCTCCATCACCTACAGGGTTGGCTGTATTGAACGCATTGTTCAAGATAGCAGCCGCCTTGATTTGCTTTGTCTGGGCCATTGAACGTGCAAGAGCCTTTGTGTATCGCGAAGCAAGTCGATCATAAAGGTTGTCTTCGACAGCCTCTTCTGTAATCGAGAAAGCAAGCGCGATTGTGTCGTGTGTGTAACGAGCTGTAAATGTTTCTTGTGCATCGTCAAAACTAATGGCATTGCCTTCGTTTTTAACAGGTGCTGTAGAGAAACCAGCAAGCATCACTTCTTCTTCAAAAGCTCTGTCCGAAGACTCTTCTTCAAAGATTTCAGCATGCTCATTTTCGTAACGGTTGTATTCGAGCCCGAACAAGGCATTAAGGCCGGGTTCTAGCTCTTTCGCCAGTTGTGCGCGAGAAATAGCCATTATCTAACCCTCCTTAAATGCCGGTAGAATCCGCAGTGGTTTGTGAATCAAACCTACGGGTTCCGGCGTTGAAATGTGCGTTTAATCTAACTATAAGAGGAATACCCGCAGCGGTATAATCGCTGTTAGCCTCATCATCCATAATACCGACAACCCTAAGTGGCAGTGTCGCAGTACCTGCAATAGTAGAAACGCCTAAAGCACTATTAGAATTACCGGTATCGGTGCTTCCAGTTCGTGCAGAGGTACCCAGTGACGCATTTGCAAACACGGCAGCTAGTGCAGTTGCACGATCTGTCAATGAAGCATCTGAAGCCACTTTAAATAGTTGGTTTGGGTTATCTGCTACGAAGGCTTTAACTGGATAGTTAGTGTCTACGCTTACAGAGCCTGAACCGGGCCAGTAGTTAATCCATACAGGTTTTTTCTGTACAGAATCATGGTACTGAACGCCCATTAGGACACCCAATGCTTGCGTGGTTCCACCATCTGTGGCACCAGCTTGATCAATAACACCCGCTGCTAGAGGAACGCAGATGGAGTACTGAAAAATAGCATTAGTGTTGTTAGAAGCAATCTCATACTCAGTTACACCTGTTGAGTTTGCACCACTTCCAACGAGCCCAATAGGACGAAGACCATAGGCTGTTGTTGCATTTGCCATGATATTTTTCTCCTAAAAGAGCAGCCCTACTTATTTTTTCGGACCACCAAAAGTTACACGAGATTGACGATCAGGTTTATTAATCGTCATAGTCGAATGTGAGTTCTCACGCATCATGTCATGGTCTACCGCATC